AATGAGACCAAGGAATTGGATTGATCCATACACGGAACCAATTAACAGGGCGGTGCCATCTGAAATTGAAGAAGCCATTGCCGATGATGTGGCATTGACGATGGAGCAACTGAAGGAATTTATAGAATCACAAGGATAATGGCAACATTAATTGTTTTTGCAATTGGAAGCAGACAGGAACCTGCAAACTATTCATTGGCCTACAATGATAACAGATACGTTATCAGTAGCACACAGTACACACCAACGTTACGGTTTAGAATCAATGTTCTGAAATATCCGTACGTCACAGGTGATTTACCGATTGCAACATTGGTTGTATATCCATCTGTTGGTATATTCCAAGGCTCACCATTCCAAGAAAACGCATGGTTCGATGTGTCCAGAATATTGCAATCACAGTTGACGCATGACGTAAGTATTCCTGCTGCTGACCATCAAGCGTTCTTCCAGAATGACAACAGCCATTTTGAATACTTCCTGACCATCAATGAAGAAGATATCAATCCTGGAACTGACCGGTATCAGAATGTAGGGTTGACAATTTTCGAACAGAAATCAGTATGGAATGGTGTGCGGAATGTCGTTGAATGGCTTGATTTTGACCCGAATGATTTCATTGTCAATGGACCATCTACAACAACGAGATTCCTGACAGATGCGCCAAGCATCCGAAATATTGACTCTGGTCAGTCAGCATGGTTGTACTATATCGTCAACGAGAAGTTGAGTGCAAACAAGTTCTTGATCAACGCATATGATGATGTTGATGGCCAGGCACATTGCTGTCTTCTGGATTCGTAACATCACCATATCCAATTGCCAACAATTACGATTCCCAATATTGGCGCATTGCAATTGGTCCACATGACATTGAAAACATTGATCCATTATTGATGACAGGCAGCACACCATCAACTGTTCTGAATGGTGCCAAAAGTTATACTATCATGCTACTGAACAGCACCAATGTGCAGGAATCAGAAATGGTCACATTCAACATTGACCAACAATGTTCGAAATATGAACATGTTCGTCTGCATTGGTTGAATCGTTTAGGTGGCATCGATTCATTCAACTTCAATCTGAAATCAATGGAGAAGACAGATGTGAAACGTGAATCCTATCATCAGCAGCATCACACGTTTACAGGCTATTCGTATGACTACACGAAGGCATCACGTGGCCAGACTGACTATGATGTGCAGATGACCGAGAAGTTGACAGTCAACACAGATTATTTGACCGAAGCTGAAAGCACATGGATGAATGACCTGTTCACATCACCTGTTGTTTACAGAGAAGTGAACAATGAATTGATTGCCATGAACATCACAGGTAACAGCATTCAGAAGAAGACATCATTGAATGACAAGCTGATGCAGTACACATTCGAATTGAACTATTCACTAACAAACAGAAGACAACGTGGCTGACGTGCAGGTGTTGGTCGAAGGTAGGCCAATTGACATATTTCAATTTGACTTTTCGTTCAATTATGCGATTGCTGACATCCGGCATCCTGACCAACGGAAAACCGAATATTCCAAAACAATCCAATGTCCAGGAACACAGCGGAATGATGCAATCTTCGGACAGATCTATGATGTGAACATCAGCAACCTTTATGATTCATCTGCTGCCAACATCGCGGCAAATTTCAATCCTAACAAAAGGGCGAATGCGCGAATAATATCGGATGGCATTGAAGTGATGGATGGCACATTGCAGTTGCGACAGATAACTGCGAAGAAGGACCAGTTGATCTATGAAATCATCTTCATTGGAAAGATGGCCAACATCTTCAACGAATTGGGTGATTCTGAACTGAACGGCCTGGATGACAATGGTCAGCCATTGATTGATTTCAGCGACCTTGATCACGAATATAATTATGGCCGAATAGTCAGCAGTTGGTCCAACACAGATGGCTATGTCTATCCAATGCTTGACTATGGTGTGAATGAACCATTGTATCAGCAGACATCTGAACGAATATACAAGGTCAGTGATTTCAGACCAGCTGTGTTCCTGCACGACATCATTGACCGAATATTCAGCTTTGCAGATTTCAGCTACACATCCACATTCCTGTCATCATCATTCTTCAGAAAACTGATAATTCCGTGGACCAATGAAGGATTCATGATATCAGAAACAGAAGTTGAAGCAAGAACGGCACAGGCTGCTTCTCCTGGACAAGACTTGAATCAAGCGTTTGTGCCGAACTATCCAACAGGACCATTCAACACAAACATTTTGTTGAATTTCAACAGTTCTATTGACCCGAACAACCTGTGGAATGATGCAGGTGATTATTATGAGGCATCCATAGATGGATATTACAATGCTTTGGTCACATTGTCATTGACTTCCGTTTTGACAGGGACATCATTTCCTGGATTCCTACCGGTTACAATTGAAATTCTCAAGCAGACCACAAGTGGAGCGATTACATCAATGTCAAGCACATTCGTTGAATTGGGCATTCCAGGTGTTTCTCTTGGTTCTGCAAGTGTGGAAAATGTTTTCTTGGAAACAGGTGATAGGTTGTTTGCCAGAATAAACACAAATGCATCTGTTGGTGCCATCTTTTTTGCAAACTACCAAATTGACATCAACACAACATCAACCATTGAAGTGACATCTGGCGATCTTGGCATTGTTGAAGGAATGGAAATTCCGATGAACAGCTTGGTTCCAGAAGTTGAAATGAAGGATCTGTTGCTGTCGGTCATTCAGATGTTCAATCTTTATGTAACCATTGACCCAAATGATGAACGGAATCTTCTGATCGAAACACGTGACACATTCTATGCATCTGGAAGGGTGAAGGATTGGACACATAAGATGGCACGTGACAAGGATGTGACATTGCAGCCATTAGGTCTTCTGACAGGAAATGAATTTGTCTACACGTATGCGGAAGATGATGATTTGTATAACAAGCGTTACAACGACAGCTTTGGCCATGTCTACGGAAGGGCAAAGGCAGAAGTTGACAATGACTTCCAACTTGGAACCAATGAAATGGAAGTTGTCTTCAGCGCAACACCAATGGTCAATGATAATCCAAGCAATCGTATCATTGGCAAGATATACAACGAAGACATTGAAGATGGTGTGGCTGAAACTGAACACAACATCAGATTGCTCTACTTTGGCGGATTGATTCCATCCAATCCAGATTGGATTTTCAGATACAGACAGGCAACACAGAATGGATTCGTGACCATTAATGTGCCACAGTCATCCTATCCTTATGCAGGACATCTGACACATCCAGGAACAGGTGGCATCATTCCGCAACAGGACATCAACTTTGGAATACCAAGGCAGTTGTTCTATTCGGGCAATGCATACACAGGCAGCCTACTGTATACCAATGCCAATGTGTTCAATGTATTCCACAGGAATCATGTCATTGAAATCACCAACAAGGACAGCAAGCTGATGACAGCAATGTTCTACTTGGAACCTTTGGACATAATGAATCTTGACTTTCGTGACCAGATTCAGATTGACAACAGCTATTGGCGAATAAACGAAATCAAAGACTACAATCCGTTCAAGGAACAGTTAACAAAAGTGGAACTGTTCAAGGTCATTGTGAAGGAACCATTGGAAGTTGACACATTCCAAGTTGGACAACCAAAGAAGGTGTCTGATGGATTGGCCAAGGTCAATGCACCTGTTGTGAAGAAGGTGCAAAGAAGCGGCAATGTGTTCCCACAGTTCAATGGCGGCAAGGTGTACGGCAAGCGCAACCGTGTTGGAGACAGCACAACAACATTCATGGTGCAAGGTAATGACAACAAGGTTGGCGAAGGTAGCAGCAACATCACCATCATTGGTAACAGGAATGAAGTTGGTGCAGGATTGCACAATGTCCGCATCATTGCCACAGATGGTGCCAAGGTCAGCAGGTCGAATGTGACCATCATCAATGGTGAAGAGCAGATGAATGGCTACATTATTGAAGGTGGCGAAGATGACGTTCGGGCAACGGATGCAGGTGGCACCATCTACGTTGTGGATGGAATGGAAGATGCAATTCAGATACAATATGGCGATTCATCTATCTATGTAGTAGATGGTGGCGAAAACATAAACTAATCAATGGCAACACAAGATTCAAGAATCAAGATCAAAAGGTCCACAATTTCAGGAACGGTTCCAACCGTGGCACCATCAACTGATCACACACAACCATCACCTGCATGGACAGCGACAGACATTTATAAAGGTGAACTGTTCATCAATCAAGCTGATGACACACTTTGGACAAGGGGCGATAACGGAGTAGTGTGCATAAGCGGTTACGCTGAATTGGATGTCACGAGTGCGCAAGTTATAACGGGCAATTCTTCGCCAGTAGCTTTTGGTTTGACCGTTCCAAGCGGTTACGCCATAGACATTATAGGCGGTTCGGTTACCATTGACTACGGCACTACACCATACGCTACAAATATGAATGTTAGCGTTCGGACAGTTGGAAGCACAGATTCACAAATCGTAAGTCCAAATGCTTTGAATGCTACGCAGACTTGTACAAGGAAGATGGCTATAAACGCAAACTTCACCGCAATAGATACGCAGTTGATAAATGGCGCAGACATTGAGTTCTATGTTGATAGTGGAAATCCTACTGCTGGAGACAGCGATATTAAAATCCGAGTGTATTACCGTTTAATACCTGCGTAATGGCCACAAGAATTGCTGTTGAAGTTGACGTAAAAACTAGAGATGCTGCTGCTGAGATTGATGATCTGAAGGAGCAGATGGAGAATCTGAAGGCCACAACTGATGACCTTAAGAAGAAGATGGAAGGCGGATTCAAGTCTGCCGAAAAAGGAGCAGAAGGTGCATCAAAAGGTGTGAAATCATTCAGCGGGTCAGTTGGCAATGCTGTCAAGATGATCGGCAAGCTGTCTGTTGTTCTTCTGATATTTGAAAAACTTGCAGACTTACTTCGAAGTAACCAAAGAATTACCGATGGATTAAGCACGGTAATGGTCACATTGGAAGTTGTCTTCGGCAATGTTGCAGGTGCAGTTCAAGATTTGGTTGATGGATTGCAAGGCATCAAGGACATGAACATGGCTGACATCATCCAGAAGTTCAGAGACTTCGGAAATGCATTGCTTCATGGTGCAGATGGCGCATTGGACCAAGCGGAGAACATTGTCAAGATGCGGAATGAACTGCAATTGGCAGAAGCTGAACAAAGAAGGTTCATGTTGCAGAAACAGCGTGAAGCAGAAGTTCAGCGACAGATTCGTGATAATATCGAACTGGATATCAAAGCACGAATGAAGGCGAATGATGCCATTGCTGTAATATTGGAAGACCAACTGCGTGGAGAATTGGAAATTTCGCAGACCAGAATAGACTTGCGTAAGGCAGAATTGGCAATGAATGAAGAATCGATTCCTGCACAGGCAGCGTTAATTGATGCGTATGCTGAACAGGAAGACATTCTCGAAAGGATAGCAGGAATCACTTCTGAACAGAAAACCAATGCAGCAGCATTGCGAGCAGAAGAACAGGCGTTGCATGATCAAAGAAACGAAGCGTCAATGCAGGCTGAATTCTTTACATTGCAAGGTTTGTATAGTGAAGAATTCGCAAATCGGTGGCAACAGCGAATAGACCTTGAAAATGAATATCTTGAACATAGAGAGGCAATTCGTGAATTTCTGAAGGCGAATAATGAAGGTATAACTGAAGATCAGATTCAGAGCAATGTAAGGATGATTGCATTGCAGCAGGCATATGCAGCCAAGCAGATTTCATTGGCTGAACTTGAAGCGGAAAAAGTGAAGAATGCAAAAATCCTGGCAGCACAACAAACTGCGAGTGCATTGGGGCAGATTGCTTCATTCTTGGAGCAGCAAGGAGAAGAAGGTGTGGAAGCAGCCAAAGCGTTTGCAGTTGCAGAATTGGCAATCAATACGGCTGTGGCAATATCAACAGCAATTGCAAGTGCAACAGCAGCAGCAAAAGCAGGTGGACCGGCTGCACCATTCTTGCAGGTGGCTTATATTGCATCGATGGTTGGTTCCGTTGTTGCAGCAATGGTACAGGCACAGCAAATTTTAAGCAGTGTTCCTGGACCAAGTGCAGGGGCAGTATCTGCATCAGCACCATCAGCACCATCTGTTGCACCTGTCACAACCAACACAACAGAATTGGTAAATGCAGAAGCAGCACAGTTGGCACCTGTCCAAGCATTTGTTGTGGAATCGCAACTATCGGGATCACAAGAAAATATTCAACAGATACAAAACCAAGCCACATTTGGCCTAACCGGATAAACATGGAAAAAGACAAAAAGATTCCTTTGGTCTATTTGACCATCGATGACAATGATGAAAGCGGTGTGGATTTCGTCAGCTTAGTAGACGAACCTGCAATTGAACGTGATTTCATGGCGTTCAGTAAAGTCAAGGAACCATACAAATTCAGAGTAAAAGACGAAGAAAAGCGTATCATAACCGGTCCGTTCATGATTTCATCGTTGCCCATCTATCGGAGAATTGATGACAAGGAATGGTATGTTGTATTCACAGCAGAAACAATTCGAAAAATCGTCTACAAGTTTATGAAGAACGGATTGACGAAAGCTGTCAACGAGATGCATGAAACACCTGTGGATGGTGTATTCATCTTCGAATCTTGGATTGTGGATGATGTCAAAGGTGTTCCAGAAGGATTCCAAGATGTTCCGCAAGGCAGTTGGTTCGGAAGTATGCGTGTGGAGAATGATGAAATCTGGAAGAAGATCAAAGAAGAAGATGGTTATATGCTCAAAGGATTTAGCGTTGAAGGCATCTTTAGAGAAGACAAGGAAATGACAATGGACCAGGAAGTTATTGAAGCAGTCATTGATGCCATTCAGAAGTAAGTGGCACACATCAGACAAATGTCTATTTAACAAAAAAGCACAAGCATGAACATTTCAGAATTGGTGGGCAACAAATTGCCAGAGATCAAGAAGATTCTATTCGGAACAGAAGCAGAAGAAACAGTTGAAGCTGCATTCATCGATGGCAAATTAGTGGATGGCACCATTGTCCGAGTTGAACCTGCGGTTGAAGTTGGCGCATCTGTCAAAGTAATTGATGAAGCGGCCAATGAAATTGATGCACCAGATGGTGACCATGAATTGGAAGATGGCACAATTATCAGAACTGAAGGTGCCATCATTGTTGAAGTGTTGGCTCCAGAAGCTGAAGAAGAAGAGTCTGAAGAAGAAGTTGAGGCTGAAGAAAAAGAGAAGGAAGAAATGGCATCAGAAGAAGTTGATGTTGATGTTGATGTGAAGATGTCGGCCATTGCTGCTGATGTCATTGCAGCACACAACTTTGCAAGTGCTGAAGCGATTGAAGGAATCAACACCAGATTTGATGAGATGGAAAAAGCCATTGGCATGATCACAGACATCGTGGAGAAGATGGCAGCAAAACCATCTGTTGAACCAACTAAGAAGGTGAACAATCCATTTGCGAAAGCGAACAGCCAAGAAGACCTGGTGGAGAAGATGAAGAAAGTATTGAAAAAGTAATCAAGACATTAAACCTATAAAACAAAGAAATCATGGCATTTGATATTTCGGCATTAAGCCCATTCGTAAACGAGCAGCAATTTCCATTGCTGACAAAAGCATTGGCAGGTGGACGTACTGCCGAGTTGATGAGAAAACAAGTGGGAGTCAAAGGACCTAGTACAGTCAATATTATGGATGTTGATGTGAACATGGCACAAGCAGGTGCAACTTGTTCATTTGATGCTGATGGTGATGTGACATTTACACAGCGCACCATCGATGCAAAGCACGTGAAAATAAACATGGAGTTCTGTCCAAAGAAATTGGAGAACTATTACCTGTCTACTCAATTGGCACCTGGAGCAATCCAAGATTCAATGCCGTTTGAAGAAGTATTCAGCAACTACCTTGTTGAAAAGATTCAAGACGAGATTGAAAAAATCATCTGGCAAGGTGATGGTTCCGGAACATCTGGAACGAACTTGGATATGTTCGATGGTATTCTTCAGAATGCTGCATCGTTCACAGATTGCAACACAGCAGCTTACAACGGTTCAACACTATCTTCACCATTGACAGTTGCCGACATGGTTGAAGCAATTCAACGTGTTTATGCATTGTCTCCATCAGCAGCAGTTGCACAGAATGACTTCAAAATTTTCGTTGGTTTGGACAAATTTCGCCTTGCAGCGGCAGGTCTTCTCGACGGCAGCGGATTGACTTCAACAGGTGGACAGCTTGCGAACTATGCATCTGATTTCGATCCATTCAGATTAGTGTATCCAGGAACCAACATTGAAGTTATCGGTGTGAATGGATTGACCGGACTGAACGGTGTTTATGGTGCATCATTGAACAACCTTGTTCTTGGTCTTGATCTTGATACCGACACATCAGATGCAGGCTTGGAAGTGTGGTACAGCAAGGATAACAGAAGCATCCGTGTTGCCTGCGAGTTCATCATGGGAACACAAGTTGCATTCCCTGATCAAGTTGGTAAAGTAGCAGTTTAATCTGCATTGAATTGATTCAAAGGTGGTGGCAGCAATGCCATCACCATCACTTAAAAAACAATTAGCTAATGAGCTGCCCGTTAACACAAAATTTTGCATTGCCTTGTAGGGATAGTGTAGGTGGAATTTCCAAGTTATACATTGCAAGTTTGGCTGATTACGAATCATTGGATGAAACAGTAAGCGGTGGAGACATCACAGCGTTTGCATCTGCATCACAGGTATTCTATTCATATGAGCAACTGAAGGAAACTTCAGCAGTAACGGAAACCATCACGGCATCCATTCAGAATGGCACCGTTTACTATGCGCCAGAAGTAACTGTTGTTCTTCCAAAGTTGGCCACAGCGACACGTGACGAAATCAAGCTTTTGGCGCAGAATCGTGTTGTGATTATGTACACAACCAATGACGAAACACCAAACACGTTTGTTGTTGGAAGGTCAAATGGTCTTGAAATCACAGCCGGAACAGCAGCAACAGGAACAGCATTCGGTGATTTGCAAGGATATACATTGACATTCTCTGGAATGGAACCTGCAATGTCCTTGAAGTTAACACCTGCAACAGGAACTGTTGAAGACATGATTGCAAGCGTAAGCAACTAAGAACTTTCTTTTCTCTCTCTCTGTGTGAAGGGTGTGGCGTTTCTGCTGCACCTTTCTGCGTTTTGGCACAATCTGAACCATTTGCTATTTAAAGAAAAGCACAACAACAATGGCAAGCACAGTTACTCCAAGCACGGCAACAATCACTATTTCAGAAGGTCTGACATTAGGTGGCGTTGATCGTGGCGGTTCACATACACGAACGATTGAAAACATTGCAGAAGCTGACAGGCGTGTGATGACAATTGATTCTTCCAATGAAATTGATTTGATAGAATTGAACAGCGACAATGGTCAAGGCAAGTTCATCCGTTCATCAATTCGCTACATCCGCATAACCAACCTGGACAACACCAATTTTATCCGTGTTCGGTTCAAGAAAAGTGGAGCAGAAACAGCTGATGTGAAAGTTGATGCAGGTGCCACATTCATGCTATCATCTGGCAGCATGGATGCAGACACAGGTGCAGGTGCATTTAGCGCATTCGTTGACATCGACAACATCAGCGCACAAGCGGACACAGCAGATGTTGATATCGAATACGTAGTGCTTGCGGTGTGATAAACATCGAACGAAATAGCACCAATGAAGTGGCTGTGACGTTGAATGAATACGGCACAGCAACATACTATCTGTTTGAATTGAAATCAGACACAACAGAAGGTGTGCAATATTGCGTTGCACAGGATTCATCTGCATTTCCGAACAGATTCAACAAGTTTGAAATCACGGAAGTTGGTTCTGGAACACCAACACCAACAGCAGGTGAAGTGAAGTTAGGCAATGATGGCCAATGGCGTTACTACATTTATGCCAACAGTTCATCGTCAAATCTTGATCCAACAGGTTTGGAGTTGTTGGAACAGGGAATTGTGAAGGTCATCGGCACACCTGCACCATCTGAAGTGTACACAGGTGGCAACCAAACTTATACAGTTTATGGCGAATAGTCTAAGCATATTGAACTTTGAAGCCAATGTTGTTCCGGAATTTAAGGAACAGCGTGGCAAGGATTGGATTCTGTATGGCTCCGAAGGTGACTACAAAAATCGTTATCCTGACTTCCTGTTGGAACTTTACAGGAACAGCGCAAAGCATCATGCCATAATCAACAGTAAACGTGATTACATCTGTGGCCGTGGATGGTCTATTGACACGGATGGAATGACAACTGTGATGAAGGCCAAGATGGAGCAGTTCGTGAAGCATCCAAATCAATATGAATCCTTGGATGATATCTTGGTGAAAGTTGCACATGACCTGGAATTGTATGGCGGCTATGCTCTCGAAGTTATCTACGACAGCATCGGTGAAAAGATAGCAGCCATCTATCATGCTGACTTCGCAAAGTATCGTGTATCTGATGATGGCTATTGTTATTACTATTCTGATGATTGGAGTAAATATAACCCAGAAGTTGAAAAGATAGAAGCTTTTAACTGGAAGGAGCCAGGTGGCAAGCAGTTGCTTTATGTCAAATCCTATCAACCGAACTGCCAATATTATCCTTTGCCATCATACTTGGGTGCCATCAATTACATTGACCTGGACAGAAAGGTAAGTGACTATTTCAACAAGGGCATTTCCAATGGTTTCATGGCCGGGACCTTGATCAACTTCAATTCTGGCATCCCGACAGAAACCGAGCAAGCGGAAATTGAAAGAATGGTCAAGGCCAAGTTCACAGGCACAGACAATGCCAACAGCATTCTTCTGAACTTTTCCGATTCGCGCGACCGGTCTGCTGAAATTCAGCAATTGAACAGCAATGACTTTGACAAGCGTTTTGACCTA